GATAGAGTAACGATAGTTGAACGTCTTAGTAAATACTAATTCACCCTTCTTTCTCATACGCTTTTTTGATCCCCTCCCAGAGATCGTAAGGCCCGTGGAATAAGGCAGATAGTAAGTGAAATGCATGTGAGATTATTATAGCTGTTATAAAAACTGGTAAAAGTAACGTAAACCTTAAAATCACTTAAATTCCTCGAAAACGCTTTTCTCTATACGTCTTTCATTATTTATTCTTTCTCCAGCCTGAGAGCTATCAAAAACCGGCTTATCATTAGACACGTCATCTTGAGCAGTCTGCTCTACATTGTAAAGCCGCATTTTTGATCTATCCACACCAATCACAAACTTTCTATGAAATGACGGGTCATTGTAGCGATTCTTTAGCTGTTTAACTAAAAACTGATTGAGATCCTGCAATTCGTCTGTAGAAATTAAAGCGAACATGAAGTCCGCTGTAGCCGGTAGACCAAAGGATTCCGATGTATCTTCAAGTCCTAGGTCGCTATTCGTATAACCCGAACGAGTAGTCTGAGTAGCCGTTACAATAGGTACGTCAAACTCTACTGCTAACCCTCTAAGTTCCTCGGCAATTGCTTTGATATAAGAATAAGAATTAACATTACTTCCAAACTTAAGTCTAGATGAAATGCAAATATTTAAGTAATCGATGTAGATAATCTCAGGCTTAAAATTCTTCTTTATCTTGAGTTCATTTAGAAGATGTCTGATGTGTCCAGATCCAGCTGAGGCAGTGGGATACTCTTTTATAATTAGTTTACCTTTAGTTTTCTCTAGAAGTCTATCTACCTTTCTCTTGTAAGCATCTTCAGTCAGCATTGATAGCATGTCGATAGTTTCATTTAGAAGATTTGCGTCAATTCGTTCGGCAATCTTCTCCTCTGACATCTCCATCGTTACGTAAAGTACATTACGTCCTTGAATAAGGTTGGCTGCTGCACAATGACACATAAAGAGAGACTTACCTACACCAGTACCAGCTAGCGCTACATTGAGTGTCTTAGTTGGTAGACCCCCTTTAGTTATTTTATTAAAGAATTCTAGATCAAACTCAACACGCTTTTCTTTTCTATGATATGAATTATACCGCTCCAAGAAGTCACCTAGAAAGTCGTGACCTACTGATGTATCGAACGATACTGCTAATGCATCAGAAAGTATTTGTGGAATAGCTTCTTTTGTATACTTCCCTGTCCTATCATCAAGGATGTGAATTGATTCCATGATAGCATTTTGAATAGCTTTATCCTGACAATGCTTTTCAGTATTATCCACAAGCCATTCAAGATCACAAGGTTCATCCTTAAGATTGTTAAGATAGTCTATTGTTTGCTTAACTTCATCATCAGATACTTTTTCTAATTTGTCAGCATCGATGACAAGAGCGGCAGTAGTTGGTTGTTTATTGTACTCTTTTGAATACGCTTCAATAAGATTGAAAACGTTTTTATGGATTCTGTCGGTAAAGTAATCCGACTTAATAAAGGGTAGTGTCTTTCTTAAAAATTCTTCGTTGTTGATCAGATTAGTTAGTATTGTATTCTCAATCAATTTTTACCTTTCATAGAACCAGGTTTCTTCATATTTCTTTTTACCCACGTTTTATTAATCATCGTAACGTGCTCCTCGTCAGTAGAAAAGACTACATCATCTCCTTCCCTCCAGTCTAACTCTTTCATCATTTCTTCATCAAACTGAAGAATCTGTTCTTTAGTTGCAGGATCTTCTAGTACTTCAGCTTGATATACCTTTGATGAGGTCAAGTTCTTTCTCCGTCACATTAAAATGTTTGCCAGGGTATTTTGTTTTTATATTCGCAACGATTTCTTCGTAGTTCTTACCCTGAAGTAAGAATTCTTTTGTATCTCTGCTATAGAAGAAAAATTGTTCGTTATGAACCTCTACTGACGCATCTATTATTTTTGACCTTAGATCATCCAAAACGTCTTGCGCAAACGTGGCAAGCATTTTGATTCGTTGATATCTTTTATAAACCAGCCATCCTCGATAGACAGCTGCTCCGATAACAAATCCAATCATAAGAAAAATAAATTCAATCATTACTATCTCCTACAAGATTAAATCCTACCTCTTTAATTTTGTTATCGCTCCATGTAGCAAGATAATTATTGTCTTTCCGAAAAAGATCTAGTGCGTCTTGTTCGGTAACAGTGCGGTGACTAAAGATTGTTTCTCCTAAATGCTCCTGTGAGAATTCTTTAATTACTTTGTTATTAACATGCCCCTCCACT